GTCCATTACCCAGGCCTTTACGCAGGTGCGACCGACTTAGTTGGGATCTATGATTTTTCTGAAAGTATTGTGGACTTTAAACAAAGTAATAAACCTAAACGAAGAGAATGGATTGATGATTATTTTATGCAGCTCGGTGCCTATGCCATGGCCCATAATGCTGTGTATAATACGCAGATTGATCAAGGTGTGATCTTGATGTGTACTCCGGATTGTTATTTCCAAAAGTTTGTTATTCGGGGAAAAGAATTCGTAAAATATCAACATAACTTTTTAAGGAGGTTAGATGAGTACTACAAAAATCGCTGAGAAATTTATCTCATGGCGAATTCGTGGCATAAGTGTGGCAGAAAAAAGGCTCAAGATGATGCTGAAATCAGACGTGCCACCAGGGGCTAGCGACGAGCAGCTAGATGCTCTGTATCAAATAATTTCTAAGTCTTTAGGGGATATTTCCCATATGCAGAACGAAATTATCACGTTGCAGATGATCATGGACGACATAGAAAAGCAAGCAAAATAGCCATTATCACGTAGATCACGTCTATAGAGGCTTTCAGAATTTGTGTAATTCCTGAAATTGACTTTTTGATTTACGTGATGTTCGTGATGTGAAATAAGATAGATATACCAACACTTATTTAAATATCTTATATCACGTGGGTGTGATATGTTAATATCCCATGTTATATGTTTGAATAGGGGCCACGCGCACGAGACGATTTTAAAAAGCTGGAAAAAGTCTGGAAGGTTCTATAGGGGTGTTATATGGTAGGTCGTAATAAAAAATTTACTGGTCATTCAGATTGGATGAACGAATTTAATAAGATTCATAACCCGGATTATTACTATGGCAAGAAAAAAACCGAGAAGAAGAAAAATCACAAACGCAACACAGTCAAACGATATCCCGTATTCAAAGTATCGGATTGAATGGATGGATATTATATCTGATTCAGGTTGGGCTGATGAAAAACAATTTAATAAAATGAAGATAGCCTCTCCTGTTAATGAGGGATGGTTATTCTCTAAAGATAAAAACTATGTGAAAGTATTTGCTTCTTATGACAAAGAAGAGGATGGTACCTTTACCTATGGAGACAGAACAATGATCCCTAGGGCTTGCATAAAGAAGATGATTAAGTTAAATTAATACTATTATGGCAAAGAAAAAAGCTAAGAAAAAAAATAAGAAGAAGAAAAAGAAAAATAAAAAGAAGAAAAAATAATTAAGATGTGGAACCCTGATCGGATTCTGATTTACTCACTGACAGCAATTCTGGTTTTGTTTGCTCTTCATCTATACTTTCTTCATCTATAACCTCTTCTGGAGTTATATTAATGATCTTACGATTACTCTTTAAGAGTTCGGCAAGTTCTTTATTCATTTCTTCCTCGTTCTTATCATCGTCTAGTGTACCATGTAGAATATGTTTTTGTTCTACGTAGAGTCCACCGGCTTTACCTCTCATATGTTCAGCGTTCGCTGCGGCTGAGAATGATCTATGTTTTAATGCTTCATCTCTTATTTTGGCTAGCTCTGTCACATGTCTGCCATAATTCACTTTGAATCGATTACGTTGTTCCTCTCGTAGTTCTCCAATGTATTTAACTACTAAGGGAGATTGTTCTGGATTTTGAAGTTCTGATGCTTCTTGCCTAGCACGGTTTTCACTATAGCCCGCTTCTACAGCACATTCGTAGTCAAACTTACGTCCTTCATGCAGAACCAATAGTTCTGCGAATCTACGTTGCATTTCAGTTAATCTCTTAGGAACTCCCATGCTTGACAATTTAAGGTAACAAATGTAAAAAGTCAATATGAGTGATACAGAGATAGAAGTATGGAAACAAAGGAACGAAATACTCCATAAAAAAATAGAACGAATGATGGAAGAGTCCAGAGAAAAAGACATTGCATTAGCAAATGCTTTGGCTGGAGATTATAGACAGAAAGAGGCAGATGATCTTATGATGAAGAAGTTAGAAAGAATACAAGAGTTAGAACAGATTAATGAAGAACATCGTAAATTAAATGGTGACCTGAGAAGAGAGATAACAACTCTTGAGCAGGAGAAGTTAGAAGTTCAGGCTGATAATAAAAAGTTAGCTGATCAGGTTATGGATCAGTTAGATAGAGCTCGTAAAGCAGGACTATAATGCTCAGAGGTAGAGATTTAATTATGTTGTTTGATCGGTTTGTTGGACCGAAAAAAGGTAGTGGTGTCGCACAGGACGCTAGAGTTCAAATTCGTACACCAGATGGTAGACATTATGATGTAATGGGTGTAGACCTCGTGGAGAATAAAATTTTTGGCGCTCGTGAAACACATCGAATTGTAATCAGAACACATGAAGAAGTTGCTCCAATGGGCAAACCAAAACTGATTGTTTAACTACATCTGTTACCTTAAAAAAATTTATGGGACCAGAGAAAAAATTGTGGCATGAGCTTAAGAGAAATACACCTCAAATTAAATGGACAAGGCTGGAAAATACTAGCTTACTCGGTACTCCTGATCTATTGGGCTACACTAATTCTGGGAAGTTTTTCACTGTTGAATTGAAGGTTACAAAGAGTAACAAAGTTAGATTTTCTCCTCATCAAATTGCGTTTCATATTCGTCATCCCAAGAATACTTTCATCCTAGTAAAGTCGCTCGGTCAGAGCGACCTAAAACTTTTTGAAGGCACAAAAATCATGGAGCTTGTCGCTTGTGGCTATAAGCTTGAGGCTTGTTGCTTGGGGCTTGAGGCTATTCTCAAGCGCCTTGAGGCTTGAAGCTTGCAGCTTGGGGCTTGTGGCTTGTTGAATCTATAATATTTCACTCCGGTTCTCATCTCTTCACCTTCAGGAGGCGCAGCAGTTTGCAGATCTTGCAAAAGCAGGCCCGGTGGTAGCTATAGTATTTAATGTTTAGGATAAGTGACATTGGATACCTTCCTGTCCCAGCATGCTCTACAGTCCCGGCATTGGTTGCCTTGGTCCTGAGCGGGGCACGTCTTGCCTTCAGTCGACACAGTACTCGTCCAGGGCCAGAATTTCACTGGTCCCTGATCGATCATATGAGAGGACATACGAATAATTAAATTTTTTGGTATGACGTCTGGATCCATGAGCTTCAGCAGCTGTGCCTCACGTGTGGGCATCCAGTGCCAGGTCTCCGGCGTCGCTTTGCATACTTCGAATATTTGCTTAAGATGTGCAGCCCCTTGCAGGTCCCCTGAGTCGTGCCATCTAAAATATTTTTCACCTTTAATGAGCACAGTCATGGCCAGGACCCATTGCGGGTGCTTCAGGCTTTCTAGCCTTCGCGCGAGCGCCATTCTAACGTTGCGGAACCTGTAACGGCCCTTCAGGGCGTAACACCCATGACAAACAGAGCCTGGGACATTCACCAGCTTCGCGCCTGTTTTGCATTCGGTAGCCGGCAGGTTGTAAGCTGGTCCAGGCATTTTGCTTGGAGCTGACAGGCCGCCGGTGATTTGTCTTGCTTCTTTCTTTAACATAAAATCTTATATCATTTAATTGTGGCTTTTTCTGGGCTTGCAGCTTGACGCTTGCGGCTTGAGGCTTTCACCTGGCCCGCGGCTATGATTCGCGTGATGCTTGCGGCTTGCAGCTTTATATCCGGGCCGAACCGGCGCCAGGACTTGGACATACTGTTCAACTCTAGAAGCAGCGTGGACCACTGTCCCGGACTGATGTTTGATACTTGTATTTTAATTTCTTTCATAATTTCTTATACCTTCTAATTGTGTCAAGCCTGTGGCTTGAGGCTTCGTTAAGTGGTGTTTAGAGTTGTTTTTTTCTTTAGACTTCAGTCACAAGAGCCATGCTCCATCTCTTTGATTTTCATATTCACAGTTAAACACCGGTCCTGTTGGGCTATGTGATTCCGGCCCATTGACCCCAGATCTGAGTGGCTTGTACCTAGGCTCTTTATTACTTTAAGCGTTCCAATCAGATCTGGGCTCAAGGGCGTCTCTACAGGGAATACATAAATGTTTCCTAATCAAGACGCCGATTGACCTTTGCTTATCATCAGCAGGTCGACCCCGCATATCTTCAGCAAATTCTATTTAATATTGTTTCTTCTCTTCCATTGTTCTTCTTTCCATAATCTATTTTGAAAGTCTATTGCCTCGTCTGTGCCTTTAATACCAAAATAAGCAAGCAGAGCAAACGCAGTTAAACCAGCTAGAATAATCACTTTCAATTCTATTGGCGAGTTCCAAAAGATCTCAAATATTTCTACCATAACCACACTATAATAAGTATAGAAACAGCAATCAATCCAAGATTTGAATACCATAACCATTTTGGCCATGGACTAAATTCACCATCTAAAACATTAACAATATATTTCCACATATTTCCTCTTTCTAACCACAATCTATACAAGCCCCAATTACCATTGAAGACCATTCATCTGGTTTTGGGCTACAACCACAAATTGTGCATTCTGTATAAGTGTTATTATTCATATATTATCTTATATAAACCCATTGACTTTAGATGTCAAGTAGTTTATAAATTTAATTTAACAGAAAGGACAAACAATGAGTAGAATAAGACTAAATTCCGAGTACAGAAACAAAATCGCTAATCGTATGCGAGTACACTTGGAACAAGAAATAACGCAAGAGAAAGAGAAATATCTTCAAGCAAGGGAAGAAATGAAACCTTTACAAGATATTACTTGGAAACTTGCTGAACAAATAGTTAGACGACACTATACTCCCGAAGATGTTAAAATGGCAAAACATTTACAAAACAAGTTTGAAAATGTGGACACTATTGCGAAAGATAGTTGCTTTCATTTTGGCTTTCAAGGTCAAGTAGAGGATAGAGATGAAAATGACAAACCAATAATGAAAGACAAATATATTGAAAGTCATTTTGATTTTCGTCTAAATGGGAATATTAATGGTAGGGAACATGACAAAAACGAAGATTTTGGCTATGCCTATTTTAGAGATGAACTAAAAGGGCGAGAGGGTTGTAATCCCGATATTAATATTGAGATGAAAGACAAGCAAAGCAATCCACACCAAACAAAAATTCAAGATGCCAATGACAAGTATCTTGGAACTAATGGTGGTAGTGATAATCAAACCTCTTACGCAAGAGAGTGGAATAATGATTATGTTTTAGATTTAATCGGTAGAGAATATTGCCGAGATAGGTCTATTGCTTGTAATAAAGAGGAATATGATACTCTTATGTTTTGGCAACAAAAGAAAGGACATTTAATTACTTGTCATCAAAAATGGATAGAGAGTGTTTTAAATCAAATGAAAGAAATTAAACTTGGTTTAAAAGGTTATAGATATTTAGACGAGGCTTTAGAATTATCTACTGAACTTGGTTTAG